GAAAAAGATCTTGCAAACCGGATGACTCCGGAGAACAAGATTACCGCTTTTAAACGGTGATCTCTTCAGCTGCCCGACACACCTCACGGTTGCCAACTCTCATTGAGAGTTCTATCATGAGAAAATCAAACAAGCATGACATTTCTGCCACGCAAACAAGAAAGTGAAAGGCAAAGATCAACGCACCTCCATCATCGGCAAACCGACGAAAAAGAGGAGCTGAAAGTCGTCCGCATAGGCGCGTGCAAGACCCCCAACACCCGAAGGTGCGGAAGCTACAACTGCGCCTCGCGGCTGATCAAACCCCGGCACCTCAGACGCCAAGTTGTACAAGCGGTTAGGCGCCATGCGCCAAGCATTCTGGTAGGGCACTTGCACAATAAGCGCAGTGGCTGTACCAAAAGCTTCAGTTTCCGCTAGGTAACCGCGATCATCAGTGTTGGGGTCTGGCACAGCAGGACTCATAGTAAAAATGTTATTCACGCCAGTAGGCCTGAACCAGGCATTAATACGACTGAGCTTCTGTGCGTCCGACGAGGTGACCAATCCATTGTTCAAGGTCAACTTCAACTTGACGCCTCCCCTAAAGAAGGCGTAGGGCGACATAACATAAGAGTGGTAGCTAGTGTCCATGGCATCACCGGCTACTGCAAACCTGCCTTTGTTAGCCCAGGGATAAAACCTGAAGTAACCGAAGCCGGTAAACGGCAGTCCGATGTGCACAAACCGCTTGAGAAGCTGCGCAACCGACGTAACAACTTCGGAAGCACTATACTCAGCAAAAGCCACATCCATGTTAGGATCAACTGCATCACCAACAGTGTTGCAGTCAATTTCACCCGTATTGACGAGGTCGTTGGGACCTTGGGTAACAATGGGGTCATTGAAAGGAATCAAATTGCTTGTCATTGGTTGCACAAAATGCATGTCATCCATTGCACGGATATACACCGAGCACTGGACATTGGGGGAAACAGTCTCCGGGCAATTAAGCCCAGTGACAGCATGGACATACATTCTGCCAAAAGGGATGCTAGTCTCCATATAGTCAACGGGAAGCATGTAGGGAAACGCAATACATATCTCGCCCCCCTCAGCTAAGTCGATGACTGTCCTATGAAGATAAGCCGCCTGGCTAAGTGTGTTTGTCGCTGGGACTGGGCCAGGGACATACGACACTTGCAGCTTCCCTCTGTGTAGTGCAGTCTTTGCAAACTTGATCTTGACCTCAACACCACCCCTGTAAAACGCAAACATCCTAGCTAAATAAGCCACGGGCGTTATAAAATTCAACGTGGGGGAGATGAAGAGTCCAAGGTTCTGCGGCACGAAACTTAGCTCGTAAATGGGATCGGTGAGACTGGAGCCAGTCGAGTATGTGAAACACTCAAATAACTCCACTGTCGCTTAATAAAATTAATTGACATCTCATCCTGCCCACTAGGAGCCACATCGGTTATAGTGCGCAGTTTCGCATCAGCATCCAATGACAGCATGTGGGATGGATCCTCGCCATTGCAATTGGCGAGGACCGCAGTTGGATTGTTCGTCACACGGGCTACGCTAGCCTTACTGTTTGGTTTACTCCAACCAAACGCCGCAGCAACGCCCGAGGCTAAGTTTAGCGCCCAAGCGGTTGGGCCAGAGTAGGCAGCAATCGCTGGAATGCCACTCAGCGAACCAACGGCCTTGGCAGAGCCAGCAAGAAAACTTGCAACTGGGGTTCCCTCAGCATCCGCAGGAGCTAAACGCTTACGGGGACCTTGCGTGACAAACTGGTGGGTTTGACCGAACAACTCCACATCCTCCATCCAGGCCCACAACCGACAATTGACACTTTGAATGCCATCAGGCCCGGTTGCGAGTGGGGCTGCGACGGCAACAAAGATGCGGCCCCATGTGCGCTTCGAGGAGGTGAGCTCGATGAACCTAAACACCGTGACATACGGAATTTTAAGTTCAACGCTCGATTCATTAGCCTCGATTTCAACTCCTGGAAGTTGTGATAGAGATATGAAGTTGAACGTGTGGCTACGGTACTTGTTATTCGAAGATGAGGCATCGGGGTAGTAACAGAGCCGAAGACGCCCACTATGGAACGGAGTCCCATTAATAGTGAGCCTCAAGCACAAAGTGCCTCGGACCCCGTAGAAACCCGTGAGCTTCTCAATCCACAAATTAGTCCCTGAAACATAGTTCCAGGACTCCTCATCAATTTTGAGAAGCCCAATACCGTCAGCAGTCGACCAATTAAAGTCGTCCACCGGAACCTGCTTATTCAAGTAATCAGCCACAGTGCCAATCTCATTTGGTGCATACTGCATAGCGATCTTAGGGTCCAATTCCCTATCAGACTCGCGAGCAGCTGTGATTGCCGGTGCAGTGTGCACGAGCGCCACACCGTCTTGGCCAGTTTCACCCATGGCAAGGGTATTGTTGATATCATTATTTGATGTCGAGATATCCCGGGCTTTACTCCGGGCACCATGGCCGACCAACCACGGACCTTGTGTGTGGGCGTTGTTATAGGCTTCAGATCCCAGGGCCAACGCGTCCTGCCTTTCGGCACCCTCTACACGATCGCCTGCTAGACGCAAGTCTCCTTGGGCCGCATTATAAGCTAAATCGTGTGACACACGCAACGGGTTTTCAGCCATGCTGTCACCGAGTACGTGGATTTGGTTATCCTCGCGATGAGGCTCCTCCTCACAAAACGTACCCATGAGCAGGGAGCGCGAACGCCACCTTTTCATGCGTTCCAACCGAGTCGGGGAAAAGGAAAAATCCCCATTGGGGACAGCCCTGTAGTATGCACCCACAAGTTTAGGGTAATACTCATCCCAGACCGCATCTGGGTGGACAGCTAGCTCATTGAGGAAATTCTCGAGCTTATCTGCCCACACATCCATCTCCTCGGGTCCCATTTTCATCCATTGGATATTTTGCAAAATGGTGTCAATATCCAAGTAGGCGACCAGACCTATCTCAGAATCACGCACTCTCCTCTTAAGGAAAGAAACGTCAAAGATGGTCCTATCGACCTCCTGCGAGAAATCCGAGTTCTTCTGCTCATCAGTATACTTGAACCCAAGCTCCGCCAATGCATTAGCCATGGAGGCATTGGATACAAGATCGAAATTCCACCCTTCATGAACGCCACGAATGATCGAGAACACTGTGTCATCACCAAAATCAGTAATGCGTATATATCCCTTACACAACGAAGTGTAAATGAAGTGAGCAACCCTTGCTTCAGAGGCACCCTCACCAAGAACAATTTTCGCTATAGCCTGAAGCTTCGCAAAAGTGTTGGTCTTCGAGTTCTTGGGGGTGGTAATATTGTCACCAGACGGGTTACCATTGGACCATTGTATGAGGTTACCCTTGACAGCCACAGTTGGATAAGTGCTGGAGATAAGGATGTTCTCAGCAATCTGCTTTTGTTCCTCCGTCCAATCAGCCCGGATAAATTCCTCATTGACACGGCGGACAATATCCATATGCCATGGTGAAAGGTCCTTATCAAAGCCCGAATAGTCGCCAGCAAAAACCCGGTAATCGGGATGTCCATTATGATGCCAATTCACAAAAGCACGCAAATCAGCTTCATTGGACATATCAATCCCAACCGCCGAGCAATTGAAAAGCCGGTTACGTGGGTCCATGAACCAATCTATGAAAGGTCCAAAGTACATACGAGTCAAAACAGTGGCGCTCACGGGCGATGCCATGATCATGCGTGTTTTCAACGACTTGACACGGTCCTTGGGCCGTAGCTCATCCTTAGGAAAGACCATATAGATAAAATCTACAGGTGTAGTCTTAAGGTGCTCATGCATTTCGGCAACAACTCCACGCAACTGTTCACACTCTTCAGTGTTGAATGTCCACTCGTCGGTACCAAAGATGCTCCTTTTCTTGTCCTTAAAGTAAAGCCCATCAGGAAACCCAGCTGATGTAGCTCGAGTTAAAGGGGCTAAATTAGGCCAACGCCACTTATACCCACCACAAGCCTGCTCGAAATTGAGGGGGCCAGGATGGTTATACGGCTGAGTGAACTTCTTAAGATACCTAACGAATGCATTTGCAGCACCCGCGTAAATGTTCATATTTGGCATGATGGATCCTCGGGAGTATTGAACAATGTTCTTAACTACTGGGTCTACCAAGACACCATCAACATACTTAGGCGTCAGAAAGGCTGGGTACTTGTCAACGCCGACACCGTCGATCACACCTGCCAGAGGCGAACGCTTGTACTGGGTCTTAAGATGCAATATAGGGGTTTCGCAAGTGCCAACAACTGTAGCATCAGGGATGGGGGCTTCAGGGAAGACATCGTA